CGGAGATGTATCTTGAGCAATCGGGAAAGGAATGAACCTTTCGATGATTGTGTCAAGATACTTCACCGTGTTCCAGTAACCAGAATGATACAACTGGTTACGTAGAGCCACGGTTGAAACAATCTCCGCGGAGTCCGTCCGTTGCGTAGGGAGTAATCTCCGAACACGAGTTATACTAACATCGTGTCCCTTGAAGTACTCCTTACCACAAGACTCACGGAATGAACCATTCCAGAAAGACTTGTGCAGGTTAACTCGAAGACCGAAAGCTTCGAGGGCCCCAACAACGGAATTTACGTAGTCTGCGGGAACGATAATATCGTCTCCGTAGACGCGTACCTTGCCACGCAAAGACAAAATGTCTTTGTGTCGCAAACGGCGGTTGAGCTTCTGCTCTATGCCTAAGAAGACAATAGTCGTAAAGACCATTGCTTCAAAGGGAAAGCAGAGAGCTGAACCCATAGACGCGAACTTGGACAGGCGAATAACACCATGTCCAGGTACATCAGCCTTCCGTGATCTACATGCGTCAACGGCTCTGAAAAGAGCACCATGACGTCTTAGTAGAGCACGTACATGCTGATTGGAAACGCGATCACTTGCTTCACTTAAATCAAGTGTAGCGAGGGAGCGGTCTATAGACCCCTCCAGAGCTAATTGTTGGTTAAACAATTGGCTCTTGAACTCGACGAAATGTTTCGCATAGTCATCACGAGACATTTCTTCGACAATGGCACGCAATATGGCCTGCTGTGTATATTGCATACACGTAGGCTCAATTGCAATGATCCTTGGCGTTTTCAGCGTTTTAGGAACAGTGATGACCTTGACGGGCATCTCTGAACCGGGTTCGCTGAAGTGCAGTGACTCGATGTTAGCAAAGTATTCCGAATAGGACGAGAAAGCAAACTCGGCCATAGGAAACTCTGCTTCGAGTCGGTCGGTCCAACTACTTTGGGTCCATTTCGCGTTTGCGCGAAGGCCGTCAGCAGTTGCACCAGGACCATGCTTTGGGAAGATATCCTTTGATATCACACGCGCATTGAGTTTTGTCAACATGCGTGCCCATAGCATACTGGATACTCGAGTAAAATCAGCTTCCAGATTATGGAAAGTCCGATCAAACTCGCGCACTTCAGACTCACACTCGACGTATCGTCCAATTGCCTTTCTTACTCTTGCATCGCTGCAAGGTAAGGAGATCTTGCCGAAAGCCAGACTTATCTGGCGAATCGACTGGATCACAATTGGATC